CCGTTTGACAAATTTACTAACTTTCTTTTTTGTGATTTCTTCACCATTAATAGTTAACCAACGTTCGTGGCCTTGATCGTAAAATTGTTTTCCCATCTCGATGAGAAAAGGATTTTCAACAGTAATGTATTGTGCAACTGATTTTTTTCCAATAAATTCTAAAACCATTTTATTGGGAGTTGGGCCTACACCTGCATGACCATCATAAATGGGATATTCAAATTTAACGTGTTTTCGAAGAAGTGTGGTCAATCCATAAGTTTGTAAAGTCTGGCCTTCAGTCTTTTTTGCTTTGGAAATGTAGCCCTCAGCAGAATCTCTGTTACCAATTCTAATTCCAGTTTCAATCATCATAAGGACGGCAAATGCACAAGCTTTTCTTTCGGTGATACCTTTGACTGAACAGAAGTCATGCAGCTTAGAATCTATTTCGGGATAGTTTTGTTGGATTTTAGCTACTCGATTGAATTTAGCTACATCCTTATCTTTCCCTTTGAAACTACCATTAGGATTGCCGCCGAGATAAAGGTTTTCTATATTTTGTAGCATTTAAAATCCTTTTATTGTTTATATAATATAACACTATACCAACAAATTGTAAACATGCTACAAAAATTTATTTCGCCTTTTTTCTCTTCTTTGTTCAGCTCTTAGCCTGGCTGCTGCTCGTAATGACTTTTCTTTCCTTCTTACTGCAGGCTTGCGAAATGCTGTATGATCCAAATAGTCTTGGATGACATTTGCTTCTTTGAGTTTCTTTTTGAGTTTTGATAGAGCTATTCCTAGCTCAAATTGTGGGTCATTTCCATTCTGTCTTACTTTGACTTCTGCTCTTATTGCATGTGCCAATTAAATATCCTACTTTCCTTTTTTCTTTTTCAAAGTTTTTTGTTTACCATCTTTAGTTAAAACTGTTATTTTATCATCCTTAGATTCTAAAACAAATACTTCTTGTACTTTACCAGCCATTTTGATTTTTATAGGTCTGTTTTCTACTGACTGTTTTTCTTCTACAATAGGTTCTTTAACAGATATATTTACTGGAATTTCTAAATCAATAGTTGAACTCCAAGGCTTAAAAAATTTTCCTTCAACTATAACTTCAATTGAGGCATGTTACTGCAACAGCCATACCTGGATTTATTTCTCGTGCTACTGAACCTTCTTGTGCTCTAATCACACTGAGAGTATTTCCAATTACTCCAACTACTCTTATTATTTCTGAATTTGTTGATAGGGGTAATGCAGTTGTAGGATAAACCGTCATATTATATGGCGGAGTCAAATTAGGAGGTGCAACTACATCAAAACTAGTTCCAGAAATTTTAGGATACGGAGAAGTAACAACTGTTGTATAGCCAAAATTTATGTGTTTGTCAAAAGTTGACATTTAGTATTTCGCTTATTTTTTATTCAACCATTGTTTAGCTTCTTTGGTCAATCGTTCATTTACTTTAATAGTTTTCTTTGAACCTGGTATTTTTTGAAGAATATCTCTTTTGACAGCATTGGGAGTTGTTTCATTTTCTTTTTTATGTTCATCAAAATATTTAAAGACTGCTTTTTTAGCTAAAGGTAGAGTTGGTTCATCCCCTTTATTTAAAGGTGTACCTGTTGGCATATCATATATTTCATACTTATATTTATCATTTACTCTACTTACAAAACCTCTAAGTCTGTCTTGAGTTTGAAACCAAATAGCATTTTGTGGTGCATAATTCTTTGTATTTTCTTTCATAGGAATTGTTTTATCATCTATAGCTTTCTTTACAGTAGCTATAACTTTATTTTTATCAGGATTAGATGAAGTCCAATAGTTACCATTATCAGTAGATGCCATATAACTTGATTTATGTTTATGAACTTTTATCATATAATCTTTGTATTTAAACATATCTACTACTGATTCTTTCAATCCCTTTTTAATAGTCATATTTGTACTATCATCAGACATATATTTTACACCTTTTGGTAGTTCTGCTTTACCGTTATTTTTTCTATCATCTTCTAATTGACATTCACAAGCATTTCGAGGTTCTCCGCACTTGTCACAAATAGAATTAATGTTTGGTGTACCTAACATTCCACCCATCCATTCTTTAACCCATTTTTTTATTTTAGATTCATTTACATTAAATTTAGCTCTATCTCGTTGTAAAGCTTGGTCTAAAGTTTCACCTGGTTTAACAAGAAATGTGTTTTTTGTTTTCAAATCTGTATACATTGGAAGCTTTTTTCCATCTTTCATCACTTGATCTCCATTATACTTTACTTCCGAAGCAACATTTTCCTTTACATATTTTGCAATAGGACTAGAAGTAGAAAGTATCATTTTAGCTTTAATTTTTTCTTGAATTTCTGGTGGCAATTGATTCCAATTTTTTTGGGCATATTGTTCAGGCAATTTATTATTCATACAAAACAATTGTTTTCCGGACTTACTAATTCTATCCCAAGTTTCTTGGGCAGTTGCCATTTCAAACATAGCACCCGTACGATATGTTATAGGATCTCGAGTCATTGCGACTTTATTGTAAATTCTTTGAGCTGTTGGTTTATCTATTTTAAACTTATTTGTTACACCTCGAATCAAATAATCTTTGTCGTCTAATTGGTCATATTGTTGATCCATCCAAGCTTCTGCATCAGATGACCATTCAGATCCTGTGCCTTCTTTAACATTCCACTTTTCAAAAGCTTGATCTGCTGTCATATCTTTAGGAGATAAGAAATAATCTCCAAAATCTTCTGCAGGAAGAGGTTTTTTATTAGGTGGTACTAATAAATAATTATCTGAGTATAATTTTACTTTTGTTTTTGAAAATTTTCCATCATTAAATCTATAAAGAAATAAATCTTGTAATGGTTGTTTAGCTTCTTTAACATTGTTTTTATCATCCAAATTATCTCTTTCCATTTTTAATGTAGTAGCTATTTCAAACAAAATATTATTTTTAGAAATATATTGAATAAGTGCTTCTAAATCTTTATCTTTCCATTGTTGGATTGGTGTCTTTGCCATCCAAGGTCGATTTGATGCATTAGCTATTTTTACCTTGTCCGGTTGTGGTAAATCTTCCCACCAAGTTACTATTTGTGCTACTGCTGCTTCTGTAAGTTTTTTCATTGTTTTATTTTCTTTATACATTGACGCTTGACCCCAATTATAAAATGGACCGTCTTTATATTTGTCTTTTTTAAATTCATCTTTGGGAATTTGGATTATTTCTCGTTCCCATGTAACAACCCAAACATTCCCGGGCTTCAAATCATCACCTTGATTGTACTTCTTAAGAATTGTATCTCTCCTTGCTTGGACTGCCATTAGTGATATCTCCATTTATCTTCATCAGGAAGGGGATCGAATTCTTGATGAGTACTATCCTCTTTTGCTACTTTAAATCCTTTTTTAACTAAAGCGTCTACTGCTTTTCGAAAACTTGAAATATTTCCCCCCAATCCGACTTTAAGTTCAAATCTAGCTTTTGTAGCTTGGCCGGGATCCGAGCTTACGCCCATAGCATGATAGTCTTTTGGATCTAATTCTACCTGAATCTTACTACCATCGGGTGCTGTAAATGTATATTCAATTGAGGCTTTTGAAGAATCATTTAATTCAGACTGGTTAGGATTCATAATAATTCCTGAACCAGAATCTACATCAGATTCTACATCTTCAAGTAAATGTTTGAATGTTCTCACCTCGGAAATGATTCTATTTTCTTTATCGAAGTCAGATACTTCCCAAGGCTGTAATCCAAATTTCTTAGCAATTATTTTGTAAGTCTTTTCTAGATTTTGAATTTCATTATAAGTTTGAAAGAGTTTTTGCGTCAATTCACGTTTATCAACATCAGGGCCTATATTTGCTTCTCTCATTATCTGTTTGATACTTTTCATTTATTAGTCCTCAAAATCTGTACAATGGCATCCAGGAACATGACAATATCCACTTGCTTCATCATGATCTGATTTTTGATGATTACAATTTGAACATGTTTCAGTACTTTCTATAATGTTAGTAATTTTGAAAGCATTAGCGGGATATTTCATTCCTAAAATTCTAATAGCTTCTTTTAAAGAACCAGCTTTTACATCTTCTGTAATAATTGATTTTTCATCATGTATTGGAACAATAACAACACCGTATTCTTTTATAATGATAGATTTGTCTAAAGTATAATCACAATTTTTTATTGGACAATACATTAGTTTTCCTTTGTAAAATCCTGGTTCTTGTTTTAATTTAGTTTTATGAATTGGGCAAATTGGATCTTCTCCTTCATATAAATGTTCAATACCAATTCTCTTGAGAGTAGTTGGATTCAAAGGGAAATCTTTTTCTGAGTTAAAATCATGGACTATGATTTGATTAGGGCCTAATATCTTTTCAACTCTATATTTGTCCATCATACTCCATTTATATGTTTTTGCTTTTGGATCAAAAGCTTTTTGAATAACTCTATCTCTTACTCGGATAGGTTTTCCTTCAGCATCTTTCACAAAATCTATTTTTTCATTGACTGTAGATTCTCTTTCCATTCTTGGGTCTTCATCAGGAGTTCTGTCCATCTTACATGTTCTGCAAGGTTCAGCATTATTTCCTAATCCTGTACCATGACATTCAGGACAGGTTTTAGGGCTTTTTGGAACTGGCTTTTTAGTATCTGCTTCATAAGCATGTTTCATATCAGGTCTTTTATTTAGAACTTCAGCATCATCTGATTCAGGTGACTTTCCAGTTAATTTTTTTATGATTTCTGCCGCCTCTTCTCGGGATGGCCCTCCCATGACATTTGCCATAGCCGGATTCATTTTTAATGTCTTCCGAGCAATTTTCAATTGATGTTGTTCTGGGGTTGTAAGTTCATTTACTGGAGCATTTGTATCACCAGCACCTTCTGCAATCTCATGTGCCTTTGTAATTACCGTTTGGTAGTCTGTAGTCAATCGTAAAATTCTACCAATTTCAGCAACCGCCCTTTTGAATTCAAAAGTATCTTCTGTTTTAATGCCTAAATTCATAAAAGCATTCAAATGCGTAAGAGAATTTTGAATCTGTTCTTCTATTTTTTTACCAAGTTCAGCTAATTTTTTTATCTTGTCATTTTTAATCTCGGCGGCATGATTCTCCCCATCTTCATCTTGAACTTGTTCGAGAATTATTTTTTTGTAAGCTTGGTAAGTTAATTGTTCAATTTGTTGTTTTGATATTTTCATATTATTCTCTTTTTACTTTGTTTCATCACTTTGTTGAGATGAGTCATTTGTATTTTTATATTTTTCAAATTCAGTTTTATCCATTAGGACTAACTTTTTCTTCATTTCTTTTACAAGAAAAATTAGAGTACCATACCCTCCAAACGAACCTATTCCTGCCGCTATTGTCCCTGCTAGTTCAGCAGAAGTAAATAATCGACAAACTAAAAATGCCATATAACCTGCAAAAACACCTACAACAGCATGAATGGTCATGAGTCCTAAAGATAGTTTATCTAATTCTTGAGTTTTAATTAAAAACTCTGATAAATATCTCACAATACCTCCGAGGATGCTAGTCAAAAATATCTGTATTGTATATAATGGATCTTGATTCATTGTGTGTTTTATTCTTTCTTTTTAGAGGTGAGTGCTATTGGTATCAATACTAGTATCATTCCAGCCAATAGTGTGGCACCACTGAATAACCACACATATTTTATCCTTGTATTATCTATTAACATATCCATAGAATCAGTTGGGGTATATACAATAAATACATATTTAGCAGTTTTAGGGTTGGGGGAAGGTATTACAACCCAAGTTACTAAGAATTTTGTTCCATCTCCCCTAATTACTATTATTGGTTTTTTATCATTTGTAGTTTGATAATTAAGTAATGATTCATAAACTTTTAAATTTTCAATGATAGGTGTTATTTTTAAAGAATCAGATAATTTTATACCATCTAAAAATGATTCACATCCTGCATATTTGTGAAAAGATGGGTTTCCTGCAATAGTCAAAAGTGGAAACCCATCTTTGGGATCCCAAATACAAAATATTCCAGCTTCATCTGGTCCAAGTGTCTTATTTAAAAAAATTGCTAGTTTTTGATCACAAGTATTTTTTTGATAATCTATAGAGTTATAATAATCCTGTGCCATTTGTGTAATTCCAAATGTTTTAGAATGATTTCTTTCAGAATAAATTATATTTTCAAAATCACTAATAGAAGTTCTTGTTAAATATAATGTAAAACTTACTAATAAAACATTGCATAGAATCAAGAGTAAGTGATAAATACTATGTTTTTTATTTTCCATTTTTTTTACCATTAATAAATTTTTTAATATTACTTATAGGATGTCTCTTATGGAACTTTCCAATTATCAATGTAGCAAGAAAGTTAGCTACAATTTCATAGCTAAGCATATCATGAAATATTTCATCTAGTTGCTGATCATCTGAAACTTTGAATTTGTTTTTAAGTATATTTTTTAGAAATTCATTTTCTTTAGAAAAAGCAATCTTTGCAAGTTCTGGATTATTTCTTGATAGAAAATGAGTGAACTCATGCACAAGCACCCAAACAACATCTTCTTTGGATTGTATTTTCAGATTTATTTTCAATACTAATGTATTAGATCCCATATCAAAAACTGATCTATCATACATATCTTTTTTATTTTCAACAGTTATCTTAAAAGGATATTTTGACTTATCAACTAAATTCAGAAATGGTTTTAGTTTCTGAGCATATTGTTTAAGAAAGCTAATATCAAAATCTGTCTTATTTTTAATTGTGATATATGACATTATTTTAGATAATTCAGTATTGTTTTTAGCTGATTTATAGCTTCTTTAGTAGAAACTGTACCAGTTCCTGACATATCTCTAATTAGTTTTTCTAACAAATAAACAGCTAAATCAGTATGGGTTTCATTTAATGGAATTAAGTCTTTTAAATTTTTTATTGATGTTATTTCTGTTAACTGATCTTTCATTGCTCTCCTTTTAAATGTTTCGAAAGGTATTTCTTCTATATGCCCAAAAAATTCAGGTTTGTCATATGAATTTCTAAAAGCTTTTTCAGCCTCTGTTTGATTTTTGAAACCTAGCATATACTTACTTTCGTCAAATTCTCCAGTATCAGGAACTTTTGTATGAATCTTAAAAACTAAATTTGTTTTAGGATTCTGTGCATTTAAGTAAATGTCTATACAATCTGAATCTAATCCTTCAGTGTTAGGAATTCTGCCATAATGATTTGACATTTTAATTGACCAAGTTTTACCATTTCTATCTTTCCCTGATCTAACAGTGCCCGTGGGATTTTCAATTTCAAGAGGTATACCTTGCCAATTAGTTTTCTTGACAGGAAATTCTAATTCAGATTTTTCTTGTGGAATAATTTTCTTTAACGATAATTCCTCTTCTTTCATCAATTTTTCAATTCGAACAGCAAGCAATTTTAATTCTTTTCCGGTATCAGTTACAATCGTTGGTTGACCATTATCATCTGTAGAAAAATCATCTACCACATTCTTTTTGTTCTTAAATTTTCCAGAGAGTACAGTATCTCCTTTTGCAAGATCTACTTTCATTTCTGGTAGGCTTACTCGTTGAGGTTCATTTCTAACATACTCTTTTCCATCTTTTCCTTTAATGAGTAATTCACCCCCTTTATGAGATATGACTATTCCAGGAACTGATGTAAAGCGTCGATTCTTTTTTGTTATTAACTTGACCTTTGTATTAGGTTTAAGTTTTCGATCCCAATTAAATTTCATCTAAAATTTTCTTGAATGATAAAGATTCTGTAATTTTTTGAAGTCTATTTTTAAATTCGGTTCCAAAACTGCCATCTTCAAACTGAACAGCAACTTCTCTATTCCAGTCAACGGGTTTGTATGCACCTTGCACTTCAGTTGGAATTCCTCTTCCATCTACCCTGATTTTGCTTTTAGGAACTATAGTTACTGTTTTTCCTGAATCTAATCCACTACCTTGAGAAATTTTATACTTTTCGCCAACTTGAATTTTAGATTCAGTTATTTTCTTAGCACCTTTAAATCCTTTATGGGATCCTCGGTTATTTACATTACTAGCTTGTTCACCACAAACTGGGCATCGAATAGATTCAAATAAAACTGAAGCTAAACTTTCTTCTTTTTTCATTCCTTCTTGATCAGCAGTTTTTTCCATATTATCTAATCGTGTGTAATAATCAGGAATCTCCGCTAAATGGTCTAAAGCAATTTTTTCAGCTAATTTCCAATCATCAGTATGTTCATATTCTATTTCTATTCCTCTTTTTAGTTGAGCTTGATCTACATCATCTTTTTCAATACCTTTTTCAATTGATTTACTATTTTCCCATAAATCTGGAGTTGGTTTGTGCCTTAAATAGTTTTCTGCATTTTCTTTAGAATGTCCTATTTGCACTTCTTGCCCATCACTTGCTTTTCCTATATAAACTCCATCATTAATTTTAATAATTCCTTTTTCGATTAACTTATCTAAAATAGGAGTTTTATTTTCAATTTCTCTAATGATATTACCTAAAGATAGTTCATTGATACTTTGCTGAATCAATTCTTCAACTTCTTCATGATTCAATCCATGTTTTTCTAATGTAGCTTCAATTTTTTTAGTATCCCATCCGGATGCATGAGCTTGTTTAATGAAATTGACAAGAGTCATTTTTTCAAGATGATCTATAAATTCTACTAATTTTGTCATTTCATTCATCTGTTTAGTTGTATTACTCCAACTTGCAACTCCTAAATCATGAACGGGAGGATTTGTGTATGGACTCTTTCCTAAAACTCTTTCTACTTTATCTGTTCCAACCCATTCACCATCAGATTCACCCTCTTTGCTTGTTAAATAAAGAGCAAAATGTCCCACAGGACTTTTTGTACCTTCGAAGTCTACATCGCCGATGTACATTTTTCGACCGTCTTTTAAAACTACCCAGCGACCTAAATGTATTTGTTGTGGTAGGATCATAATTTTAGTTTTTAATAATTATAAATTTAATAATTTTCTTGAATGTCTTCATTTAATTTTCTCTGTTCCTTGGCTCTTTTTTCTTCAGCTAATCCCATACCTGAACCTCTCAAAATTACATTGTAAACATATTGTTGAGCTTGCATTGGGCTTTTGTTTTGTAAATTGTCTTCCATAGCATCTAGATATTTTTTGCTAACGGCTAATCCATAATTTTCAACTTTCTGTCTCAACCAATTCATAAATCCTTCAGGTTTATAGCCTGCCCCAAATTGTTTACTAAGCTCTCCGGTTTGAGATACTTGTGCAAGAAATTTAGTTAAAGTTTTATCTTTTGTACTTAAATCGACTTCTTGTATAATTCTTTTGAATGATTTCATAATTATTTCCTGCTAATATCTTTTAATATCTGTTTGAAAGACTTTACTTCTTTCATAGGAATTTTCAATTTTTCTGCCATCCTTGTTGCTAGTTTTCTTTTAAAACTAGGCCCTTCAGGAATATCAGAATATTGAACGCCTATTCGATCAGCATATTGTTTTAATTGAGTTGTTGTTGCTGTCCATCTGATATCATCCCACTTTGTTTTAAAATCAGACAAATCAAATTCTTCTATTGGTAAATTATGCTTAACACCTTTTTTATCTGTGCTACCCATTGGGCTATTAAATCCTGCAACACCTGCAACTGTTGACATTTCAAATTTTTCTTTTCCACTAATTACTTTATCAAAACATCTATAACATAAATCATGTCCACGGTATTTTTTCAATTCACCGGTTCCTTGTTCATATTCTTCACCAAAACATTTTTCACAATGGTCTGTAGTTGGTTCTGACGTATCATTTTCCCAAGCAGTTTTAGTTGAATCTACTTCATATAAGTCTTCTGAAGGTTTCTTTCTACCTGGATCTACAGTTAATTTACCTGTTCCATGACATTTATCACAAACCACTCCACTTTTTGTTTCAATTCCCCTTTTCACTTGTTCCGAAGTTGACATTATTTTTTAAGATTTTCCAATTCAGCAAGTAATTGTGAATATGTCATCAAAGCTTCTGCTTTTTTATCTTTCTTGAAGTTAACAACATCTCCTAATTTTTGTAGTGCTTCAAAAACTCTATGGAGCAAATTCTTGTCATGTATATTTCTCATGTGGTTATACAAATCAGATTCAAAAGATTTTACTTTCTTTTCTGCAAATCGATCAAAACTATTATCTGAAGTACATCGAATATACTCTTGCAAAATCTGTTTTTGCACTTCGTTCAAAGTCTTGTCGTACTTATTATTGAATTTTTTGATGATGAAATAATAAGTTAATTCATCAACTGGAAGATCTTTTTGAGGTCTAGCTGCAAATTCATTGATTCTCTTTATTTCTTTGTTATCAAGAAGATGATTAATTACACTTTCTTCTATTTGAATTTTTTGCTTTACGTCATTGATTTTACCATTTCTAACAGCTTCCATTAAAGAATAAATTGATGCATATGTCTTATAGTTTGGAACATATGTTTTGAAGAATGCATCTTTATCAAAATTAGAATTTATTTCAGTTAAAAGAGCATACTTTTCATTTTTAAGTTTTGCAAGGTCTAATTTTTTAGATATATTTAAAACTTCTGATAAAAGATGTGATGCTGATTGCCAATTTTTTGATTCAGAGTACATGATTGCATTGAAAAGATTTAGCTCTTCTAATAGCTGTGAATCTTTATTGAAATATTTTTTAATGAGATACAATGCTTTTTTAGCTTTTGCATCGTCTTTAGAAATCTTGTTTGAAACTACTTGTTGTGAAAGCAACTCTAATAAAAGGCCGGTATTTGCTTTCTTACGATGTTTTATCTGTTCCATTTATTTTCCTATGAATTATTGAGAATTAATTTTTTCCCAATTTTTTATCTAATGATATAAATATATTTCCAAGTTCTTTCGAAATTTTACTTCGCTCCTGCAAAGAGTTGCTAAGGAAATCATATTTTTTTGCAATATTCAGAATTTCCTTATCTTCTTTTTTTGTGGGATCAAATAGTCCCGAAATACTTGGTTCTACTTCTTCTATTTCTTCCTCCTCTTTTACATCCTTTTTCGTCGGATTTGTCATAGACATCGGACGCTTTGGATTGTTTTTGAAGATGGAATTTGTTTTATTCGATGCAGAAGAATCACTAGGCTTTGCATTGCCTCCAGGAATTATATCAACAGGAGGTTGTCCAACAGGAAGAGCATTTGGTTGTTTTCCACCAGTACCTACATTTCCTGTTCCAAATGGTTTTTTAGGGCCACCTTCCCCTCCATCACCACCTTGAGGCATATTTGCATTTGCAACATCCTGAGCAATTTGTTGTAGTTCTGCATTAAATTTAGTATCTTTAAAGATACCTTTGTTAATTTTCTCAATTTCAGTTTGGGTAAGTCTAAGTATTTTCTTTTGAGCAATATCTCTATCATAACCAACACTTTGTACTGCTGTTTGATAAGTATCAAATCTAGTTTTTAATAATTCTAACTTCATTTGTTCATTGACAGTAGACGGATTTGTAAGAAGCAATTTGAAATCTGTCAAATCATCAACATCTGTAAATCCAAGTGAATACAAGTGAATCATAGCAATTTTATTAAGTTCAGAGACAGCAAATTTTTGAATTCTATTGATTGTTTTAGCGAAGCGTATGTCCTCCTGCGAGAGTGTCGTTTTGCCTGCTAACATTTCTTCAAATGTTAAATAGGCACGAGGAATACCAAGGCTGGCTATAAGGTTACTATTATGAACAAATATTCCAGAATCTAAAGCAAAATTAGAATTTAAAGATACTTGAATATCATAAGTATCTTCTTTTTCGGACAATTTTTCAACTTTGATTACTTTATGATTCAAATATACTTGTTTATATTTATGTTGTCCTTTACTCCAAGTAACTTGTAACCCCTTTTTACCTTTATTCCAACAATTTTTCAGAGAGATATTATTTTTCTTTCTTAAATCATTACTGTTTTTATATCCGTTAATTTTCAAAAAACATCTAAATTCATCAGGAGTTAAATTTATCAATTGACAAACTTCACGAGAATTAAATTTATTTTTCATTAAATCAATTATACTCTCAATATTAATTTGTAGAACATCATATCTCATTTTTCTAAGATCATCATATGTTTGACAAATAACAATATTAATGAATTTTCTAGTAACATTAAAATGATTAGCTATCTGATTAATACTCCAATAATTATTTTTCAAAATAACTTTCTTGATATCTTCCAAAGATATGTTGTAATTTTCAAATCCTGATTTTCTTAATTTCCGGCCTTCAAATAAAGGCATTTCTCTTTTAATAAAATCTGATTTTGATTTATAACCAGCTAATTTCAACCTTTTATTTATAACTGAACTGCAACAATCAAATTTATTATATAGTTCGCATAATGTTTTGCAACTATGTGCTTTTTCAATTATGCCTTCAATTCTTATATCTTGTCTAAATTTTGGATTTTTTTCATTGTTAAATTTGTGGTGAATTTTATTTAATTGGGCATGAAAATTAGAATGTAATTTTCCGTTTTCAAAATACAAAAGATTTTTTGGAGTATTATCTAATTTATTGAAATTTACATGATGTATTATATTTTTCTTTGAATTCAAATTAGAATATTTACTTTTTCCCACAATTTGATGTGTATAATCATAGCATTGTTTAGAAGGATTATAGATCATTTCATATCCATCCAAATAATTTTCTTTTGCATTTGAAATCTTTGTATATAATGGCATTAAAGAATCATTTTCTTTTAGATTTTGAGCTTGAACATATTCTCCATTTCTCATTAAAAACAAATGGTCAGGAGTACAATCAATTATTTCATTATTGTCTAAATGAATTCGTATTAATTCAGCATTTAATCTTGTTTTCTTACCTGAAATTATTCTACTAGGCTCAAGAGCTAATGTTTTAGGATTGATTGACATGGTCCATAGATTAGAAAAATCATTATCATCTACAATGTTTTTTATTGATTTAGATGTTCCATTTAATAATTTTATTTTTGTATTTCCTCGAAGACACTGCACGTATCTCACATCATCAATATCTCCAAGGTTTTCTGCACCTTTTAATGTATCGATTTTTGTTCCACCATCTTTGCCTCGGATAGGAAGAAAATAATCTTCTTCTTGTGACTGTTTGATAAACACACCTGATTTATTTGTACTATCAACTATTGCAACATTATGCCTATCATGTTGGCCACTTTCACCAACTACCTCCATGCAATATACGTCTACATTTTCGTTAATTATTTCTATTTTTGAAATTGAATGATTTATAGGAATAAATTGTGATATGTTATGTCTATTGATTGAACATTTTCTTGTATTATTTTTATTCCATAATTCTATAAATTTCTTATTATTTTTTATTTCTTTAGCAATTTTATTTAATTTTATAGTTCTACTTTTATTAAAATCTTTTGATATTTTTTCCCTAGTTTCTTCAATGATTTTAATCATTTCATCAGTCCATACATTTTTCATATTACTTTGAGCTTTTATTTTTTTATCATTATTGTTCCACATTGCATACATTGCTTTACTTCTAATAGCATTATGCTGTTTATGCAATTCAGTTCTATTATATTTTAATCCCATTTTCCTACCAAGATCATATTTTTTATTTGTAGCAACGGTTATAGCTCGATGTCTATCAGATTTATTCCATTTGATTATATTTTCAAGTCTTAATTTTTCTTGTGCCTCAGTTAATTTAAAAGCATTATCTTGGTGATATTTCCAATGCTCTAATTTTTTCATTTGAATTAAATTTTCAGGACAATTGTTAAATCTATTAAAATCTTTATGATGAATTATTGTTTCATCTCCAAATTCTTTAATTCCATTAGTAGAATATAAATTAATTAACTTGTGAGTAAATTCGTACTTATCAGACAAAGGGTTATAAACAGTTTCATATAAAGAAGAATTTTTTTGCCAACTAATATTTTTCATATTTCTATAAAATGGCATCAAACTCATTCCTTCTTTCAATTGATCGGCTCTTAAATTACTTCCATCTCTTAAAATAAATGGATGTTCAGGAGCGGCTTTAAATATACCCCCATCATCCAAAGTTACTTGAACCAATTTTGTTGCTGTATAATTTTTTCCACACCATTTTACTTTTCCAGGAACAACAGGACCCACATCATTTTTTAAAGAATAAACCCAATTTTCTTTACCAGAATCATATTCTTTTGCAAGATTTTCAATAGTGATTGTTCTTCCATCTAATAAAGGAATCATAGTATCTTTGTGAATAGGATGAACATTATATCTCAAATCAACATTTCCTTGTTGGTCAACTAAAGGAGATCTTTTTAAAATATCTTTTGCTTTTTGCATAAATGCCGGAACATCATTAGCACTAATATTGCCAACATCAATGTAGAATATTCTTCGTTCTGGAGCTCGTTGAATTCTATATACCAACATTGCATCTTCAATTAAATTCAATTGTTTCCAAATTCTACGTGCTGGTTCGATTAATGATTTTCCGTAAGGCAAGAAAGTATCATCACTAACAATTCTAAAGTGAGCAATTTGCCAACTATCAAATACGACAGCAGAAGCTGTGTTCCATTTATACCTAACAGAATTTATATCACCATCGAAAGCTTCTTCCCGTTCAATTTCTACTGTAGGAAGAGCCATAAAACTTGTTATTCCTTCATTCTCAATAACATCTAGCAATAAGAAAAAGTCACCATACTTACACATATTTCTAATCCAGTGCCATAAATTATCTTCTATAGCTAATCTGTCAAAAAACAAATCTTCTAAAATTTCTTTGATTTTAATTGATGTTGAAGCAATATGTAATATTTTTCCATCTTCATTATGTGTTGTAGAATCATCAGCAAATATATTCAGAGCTGTAGATAAAATCGATGAATTAATATCCATCATTTCATAATCTCTTGAACGTGCTAACCTTTCAGTAGATCCAGCCAAAGAATGCATATATTGATTTGAAGCTACTTTTGCAAATGCTCCAAATATTCTTGTTTCCATTCTATTGGAAGGTCGCTCTGCTGGAATTCTACTTTTTACAGTAGGTCTTCTTAGAAGATTTCGAAGCCTTTGGTAAAATTGATAATCTCTCTCGATAGCTGCCATTTTTTAATTCCTTATTTTCTAACCACATTTTTTGTAGTTGTAAATCCAGAAGCAATTTTCAAATGCTTTAGTGATATTTTTGTAACTTTTGTATTATCTTTAGCCATTTTATTTATCCTACAAGATAACTTAAATCTTCGCCTGCAACAATGAATGGATTTTTATTTGCACCTTTATTAACACTTTCTTGTTGAATTGAAATATTTTCAACTGAGTGTCTACCTTTTTCAATACTAATTGAACCTAATAAAGCAGCAGTTTGAATTGAATCTGCAGATGTAAGTCGTAAAGTAATGCTTCTAACAAATATACCAATGGCAAGTGCCATTACTAAGTCATCATGCATTCTCTCGGCTGCTTGTGCCCGAACTTGATTTCCTGTATTAACCCAAATAAAACCTTTTATTTCATTAAGTAATCTTGATGAATGGAAAATATATTGCTTTTGTGTTAGAGCTTCTGCAAAAGCGTTAACAACTAATGGTCTATTTTTAGGGCCAGTTGAAAATCCTGGTATCTTATCTGGGCCGGGTATTGACCAGTTTAATGGATCAAAGAATAATTGCCCTTCAATCTTTTTAGACCAATATATTTTTGGGTATTGATAATCTAAAATTCTTTGAATTGCAGCATATCCGATAGAATTATTTTCACATACAATCATGGCATTATTATATCTTGTACCAACTGTTGTAAGTAAATCACCAAATGAACTTGGATTAATCTTTCCTCGATATTCAGCAACTTGTTCCATATCTTCTACGCATGTAACAATGATTGTTGAGTAGTCAGAAGCATCTCCTCTAGATACGTCAGCACTAACAATATAGTTTTTGCCCATTTCAGGTTCTTTCCATACCCAGAAATTATGATCAAAAGCTTCTTTGGAAATAGGTTCGTAGATATGTTCTTTTTCATACCAATCAATTGTATCAGCTTCAATAACAGTGTTTCCTGACTTGGTAAATGAGCAACAATACTCCTGTTCCCAGGTAGTGTTAGTCATTGTTGCTTTTTCCGACTCCGCCCAAGCTTCATCTCGATCTGGATGTAAGCTCCAATGTAATTTGATTGGGAAAAATGTAGCTATATCATTTGAATCACCAGCTTCAGCTTTTTCCCATTGGCTGTGGAACCAGTTTCCAATACCTTTTGGTGTAGATAATACAACTGCAGAACCTCCCGTTGCGAGCGTAGGTCTTGCTGATGTCCAAACTTCTTCTACCAATTTGTTTTTAATCATTGCTGCTTCGTCAAAAATCAAAAGTGAAAGAGCTTCAGAACGAGCTGCATTTTCATTTGTTGTAGATGATTGAATAACTGATTGGTTTTCTAAGTTAATAGACTGCATATTATCATTAATTTGTGCGGGAACAAGCCATTCCGGAATGTTATTCAAGAATAGTTTACATTTTTTAATAAGATTTGTTGCTACTGTACCTTTGTTTGCAAGGATAAGAATTTCTTTTGCATTAAAAAAGCAAGCTAACCAAACGCAATAAGCAGACATCAAGGTTGACAAACCCATTTGCCTACCTTTTACAATGATAACAAATCTGTTTTCCAACATCCTTTTAATAACATTTTTTTGATATTCGTACAAATCAAAAGGAATGATACCTTTATCAGGATGCTTGATACGACCATAACGAAGAATAAAGTAAATTGGATCTACTCTACACTTGGCGATTTCAGCAATTTGTTCGTTTGTTAACTGCATTTTATTATTTCAAACTTACAATTAAGAAAATTTTCTATCTGTTTTTGTCTATTAAAATCATGGTCTATTTTATTTTCATGAGCTTTCTCATATACCTCATAAACAGTATTTGTTTCCGGACAGTAACCATCTACTATGTAACCTAAATTTTTAATTCTATACTGTCTCAATATTTTACATTTATCTTTTTGTTCTTGAAGATTAAGCAATTGAATTTCATTTCTTCCTATATTAGGTGAAATATTTCCCCTAATCTTTTCAATATAATTTAATGCTGCAACTCTCATTTTTCTTTTAGTCTCATTTGATTTTCTTTTATTTCCAGTTTTAAGCCAATTTTTAGCATTTGTGTTTTTTATTTTCCATTTCCCTGAACATGAATTATTACAAAATCTTTTATATAATCCAATACTTTTCCCACATTGTTCACAATAATTTTTTCTACACTCACTACAGCATTTTTGAGTACCACAAGATGCAATAAATTCATTTTGACATTTTTCACATATTTTATGACATTTTGGAATAACTCTACTATCAATATTTTTTGTAAGACCCTTGTTCCAAGGGATTTGACCTTTAGAGAACTTCATCTACTTTTTTTTTCCCACCTGCAGTGTAATGGGATTTCATTCCTTTGTTTTTCATTGACCATGCTAATGCATAAGGGTTTATTTTCTTATCTTCATCTTTTGAAAACTTGTCAGGATGTTTGCTCTTCATTGCTTTTACAGTACCTTTAAATCCTGGGGGGCATGCTTCCTTTTTTAAAATTGCAGTTTTATCTGCTGGAAGAGATTGTGGTTCCATATATTCATCTTTTTTCTTTTTTTCAGCTCTCATTCTATCACTATTTCTATGGACTAGAGCAGAAGTTTCGAATTTGTTACACATTTCATCCAATTCTGCCTTTTGTTTCGATTCCAATTTGGCTGGACTAAGTGCTTGAATGCTAGCAATTTTAAAAGATCGAATACCTTTACCAAGAACTCCTACGTAAACATTTTCGCCATTCATTTTAACAAATCTACCAAAATATGTTTTTACTTCCCCCGTTGCTTTTCTATATTTCATTGCAGCTTCTGCTTTTCTATCAACGAGATTTGCAACTTCCTGTCTTGAAACTTCAGCAAGAACCATTTCATATATAGCTTTTTTAAGTGTTGATTTTTTCATGATAGTCTCTGTTAATATTTGATAATTGTGTTGGAGAAGCCATTTTTCAGCCTCTTTGCTATTTGGCCACCTCTCTTGTTTGTCTTTTAATCCTTCTTTGTTGAAAAATATTGTAAACCCATCATGCCAAACTTCAGCATGTTCACCAGAAGCTTTTTTATACCAAGTAGGTTGAGAAGCAGGTGACTCTTTAATTACTTTTTTAGCTGGATTTAAACTTTCCCAATTGATAGGTTTGTCCAAAAAATTAGTTGGAACATTCACTTTAAAATCAGCTATTGCTAAAGTAGCTGTATCACCCAAAGATGAAATTACTTTATATTTTTGATTAGGTTTAATAAGTGATTGAACTCTAGCTGGTAGTTTTGAAATTGCTTTTTGAATTATTGATACTTCATCTCCTGGATCAATCATTTGACCTTGAGCACCCATACCTTCTTTAATCTTGTTTTTTGCTGCATCGGCAGATTTAATTATTTTGTTATATTGATCTTCAGTATAATTAAATACATCTTCATATCTAACTTTTACTTTTCCTATTTTAGGAATATCAACAATAAAATATTCAAATTTACTGTCAGCTTTTTTTAGTATTCCTGTGTTTCCTTTATACTGACCATTATACAATTTTACTTTTTTTCCTATTTGAGGTTCTTGTCCAAACATAATTTTTCTCTTATTTTCTCGTTCTACTTGCCGGAGGCAATGGTTGAAATCTATGTGTTCTTGGGCCCATATAAAGACGACCAGTTCTTTTTTCTATAGCTAATTCTCTTCTATTGGGATGTTTCTCAAAAGTATATTGTGGTCTTAATCCCCAGTACCATAGTGGATGAACAATTGTTACTCCAATATAGTCATGTTTAGGTTCATCCGGAGTAGTAACAACTTGAGTGAAACATCCACAAAATATAAAAGCTAAAACTATAAGTTTTTTCATAATAGTTTTTCCTTTGCTCGTTTATCTACTTCATCTACAAATTCACCCCAATCAATTTTTGTAGGATCCATCGTATTAGGATCGAAATTTATTGCTTCTCCAGGTTCAGGTCGCCATACTGAATTATCAGAATTCATTCGTCGTGTTTCATTAATAGATTGTTTTGTGGCTTCTTGAAATGATGTTGTTGGATTAAAATCAATATCATCAAAAACTTCAGATGTAGATGTACTTGGTACAACTTCTATTCCTTCCATAATACTATTAATGTAATCACTTCCAGTATCTATTGATTTAACAGTTTTTGGTTTTTGTTTAATAACAGGGTTTTGTATTTGTTGTTTTTGAGCTGGTACTTTAGCTGATATTTTTGTATTGCCAAAACTTTCTAAAAGTTGTCTTTTTAATCTCTTAGATTCTATATCAAACTCTTCACGAATGATTTCCCTAATCTCAGTAGAAATTTCTTTCAAAATTAAATCTGCTAAAGCCTCAATTTGGCTTCTTTTAACTTTCATGAGAAACCCCTAAATTAAGTTTATTAATGTCTTTAAGAGACCTTAATCTAATTAGTTCAAATCCATTAACTATAGCAATTTTATCTTTTTTCAAATCGTTTTGAATTACATAAGGTAGAGAATGCCAATAAGATCCATCAACTTCAAATAAATACTTATCATAATGACCATCATAGAGTCCTCCTTGAAGAGCAAACTGTCTTTCAATTTTGATATTATTTTGCTTTTCAAGTGCATCTAATATTTGAGTCTCAAGTTTGGAAATATATCCATATTTTCCGGCAAGACGGTTTTGTAATAATTTTTGTCTCCAAACTTCTTTAATATTATTTTTTTCTATAGTATCTTTCCACTTCTTAATTGTTTTTACTGATTTTTTTTGACCTTTATAGAACAACTTTAATTTTTTCTTGTAAGATATTGCTCCTTCAATCCCAAACATTTCTTCATAAGTTTTATTCTTAAAAGGATTAATTACTTTTCCAGTTCTATAACTTTCTCTAAGAGATTTAGATTGTTTTATACTTCCTTCTAAAACTCTTTCATCAAGTTTTGTTAATCTCTTGTTCCAGGGTATATATCCAATTTTCTTTTCTGACATTTTTCTTCTAACATCATCAGAATGAACTTGTAATTTTTTAACATTATATTTTAATTTATATTCAGAGCATTTCATATCATGTGTGCAGATAATATGTCTAGTTAAGCAAGATGTCTGAAATCCACAAATTTGACAAGTTAATGACATTTTTAAAATTCCTTTATTTTGTTTAAAATGTTACTGATAACTATTTGTCGATCTATCTTGGGATTATAAAAGTATTTTTTATGGAAATCATAGGATTCAGTTAATATTGCTTTGGTCACACTCGGATTGGCCACACAATCATATGTGATAAGTTGTAAGTCTTCGTTAACAATTTCATGGTTTTCATTATTTCTTCGGGTTGAACCAAAAGCTCTTGAACTTGTTCCTACTGAACCACCAGCTTCAAGAATGGCCTTCAAATCCTTACCTTTTTGCGTATTTAACACTTCAGCTTTTCCAAGTACTTGATTTCCTTGCCATTGAAGCTCTTTAATTAACCAGCAAGCATTGCTAAGTTCTATAATTGAACTATCTGGATGATCTAAAGCTCCGTAAGCTCGATTTTCTTGAATGAATTGTTGGAATTTATCAACTTCTCTTTCAAGAATTTCTTGAGGATAAATCCTATCATTTTCATTTAACGTTCCTGCTTCAGAAAATATTCCAGAGAGAACAACAGGTCCACCTGATTGAATTTGTTCTTTAATTAATTTCCTGTCATAAGACAAAGGTTTATATGTAAGAAGTAATCTTTTGCTATCCATTTTTTTTCTCTTTTTTCTTAATGTTTTCTACAATCCTTGTTAAAGATAAACTATCCAATGTTTCTTTATTGGCTCGTTTGTTCATAAAGAATCTTTTTTTTGTTTTATCTGTAAATTCAATAATCACAGAAGTCTTTTTCGGACTGATAGATTGTACCTTCCCTACTTTACTTTTCCATTTAACAGTTTTACCAACGGTGAATTCTTGCAATTTATTCATCTTTGTAAGTCTATCTTTTTCAATTTGATCTATTATCATTACTAATTTTGATAATTCTTTCAATCTATTTCTCTAATTACCACCGAATGATTTCATACTGAATTTTGGTGATTGAGTTTCTAATCCTTTTAAAATTTTCTTTGCAATTTTTGTCATTGTATTAAAATCTCCATTATCATAAGCATTTTCAAATTCTGGAGGAGTAATACCTGAAGCATTACTTCCTAAATGACCTTGTAATTTTCTAACATGATAATGCCATTTTCGATCACTTGCTAAATCAAATTCAACAATACCTAAATCACTTTTATAAACTGGTATAGATCCTTCTCTGCCGACACCCTCAACCCACCCTTTTGGAAGGCCTTTTTCTTCATTTAATTTTTTAAGATATTTTCTGAATACTTCTTCTTTCTTTGATTCGTTAGCAGCTAAAGGATCCGGAAAATTCATAATATCCTGAGAGAATTTTTGAAGTTCTGGAACTCTTAGAATTCTCTGTTTAGCCTTTTCAATTGAATAACCACCTTTTCGAAGTACTACAAGTAATTTTCTAATCAATTCTTTTGTATCTGTTGTACCAACTCTTTCATGTAACATTTTTGCTATAACTTTATTTTGCTGTTGTTCTCTAAGTACTTTTTTAAATGTATTGACATTCTCTTTTAGACTCATCATTGCAGCCATATCTTGAGATTTTTGTTTTGATTTAGCAGGTACAGGGGCAGGAGATTTAGTTGTTGCAGGCGATTCTGAATCAGATTTTGTTTGGTGACCTTTAATTCCCGAACCGGGTCCACCTTCAGCAACGTCTTTTAATGAGGCTAATTTTCTTTTTAAAAATAATTCTTTTCGTAGTAAAGGATCTTGGTAAGTTAAACGACCACCTTGTTTAACAATTTCATCTTGTTGGACATATATTTTTTTAAGTTCAGCACGAATTTTTTGAATTTCTAAATCTTTTTTTGCACTTGTGACAACTTCTTGAATTATTTTTTTAAGATATGATTTTTTTATTTTCATGTACTTTTCTCGGTTTAATTATAGCGTACCAACGCTTAATTACCTTTATATCTTCTTCCCACCAATGTTCAAGAAAAGTATCAATTAACATTTTTCTATTTTCGGAATATTTTTTTCTATCTCCTTCAATCCAATTTGAAGGATCTGCTAAATGTATAAAAGAATCATCAATATTGTAAACAACCGAATAATGACCGTTGTTACCATTATTTTGACCCATTTGATAACAAACTAAAACTGGTATATCTTTATTGATATATTTTTTTATTATCTCTAAATTTCCGTTTTCTCTTGAATGAAATGTAAATCCAAATTCATTGGATAGTTTTTTCATTGTTTTAAAATCTGTACCTTCTTCTCCAATATCACCTAGCAATAACAATTCCTTCTCAGAGACTTTAACTTTATAATAGTTAAATATCGTTCTAAGTGCTGCTGGCCCACAACTATAATTTGTAGATTGCTTGCATGCCCGAAGATTCATATTTTTACTTTCTACTACTTATATCAATAAATACTCTAATTCCCATATTAGGAGATTTTTCAGATGAAACATAAGTTTGATATCCTTGAGCACTCAATTCTCTTGACAATTTATTTAATTGCATTTGCACTTTTTGTGTTATATCGTAAATAGTATATGTAGAATCTTCTCTTAATTGAGCTATTTTATGAGCTTCAGCCGCTAATTTTTTCATGCTTAGCATTTTCGTTTTTCCTCTGAACTTGATTTTCCATTTTAACAATTTCCTCTGCTATTGGAAAATATATTTTGTTAATAATTGGATAAACATCTTCATATTTTAATCTAGTAGATCTTAAAATCGCTCTCATTAATTCCAATTTCAATTTTTGTTGATTCATTATGTTCCTTGTGACATTGAATCGGTCCATAAAAATGCTGAAAAGCTTGATGCAGTTAAAGCAATACCAGATAATCTAATGAATCTACAAGGAATATTTGTTATTGAAATCATATTATATCCAGAAGATAGAACAGCTAAATCAACCCAATTGGCAGTGAAGGAAGGGTTTATTCTAGCAGGTATTGCACGACCACTTTGATTAATTTGAATGTTACTATCCCAATTTATTCCTGTTCCGCCGGAATCATAAAGATTGCTACTATTAGTTTGGAGGGTTATATTACTTAGGGCAGTAGTACCTCCAGCTAATGTAATAGTCCAATTTGATGTACCACAATAAGTATAATTTGTAGCAGTTAATCCTGCAGCTGTCATTGAAGAAGTAGTGTCTCTAGCTAGAACAACTGCATCATCTTGATATATCGGTCTGAATGTTGACATGATTTATTTCCTATTAAATTGTTGCTATAATATTTTGAATCCGATTTGTTTCTTTTTCTAAATGTTGTTCAATTATTGTCGTATAAAACTCTACTTTTTCATCAATATGATTATTGATATTATATTTTTCTTCAACCCATTGTTTGCCTTCATTAGCAATTTCTCTATATTGCTCAAGATTTAAAATAATATTTTCAAGTGTCTTTTTCCATTTTTCAGGAAGCTCAGTTTCAATAGCCAATTCTTTATATTTCAATTTAAGTTCAACTGGCATAGATTCGTACATATCTTTATATCCCCCAATATTTGTCCAAAGAGGTATTACGCCATATTTAAAATATTCTATAATTTTAATTTCAGATTTACATTGATTAAAGGTATTGTTCTCTAAGTATGCAAAACCTATATCTAGGTTTTTATAAAAATCACCATATCTTTCTAATTCAATAGCATCATGAAATTCAACTCTTGATTGATCAAAATCTTTAAATAAGTCTTTTACTCTCCATCTATACGTTCTTTTTTCATCTGTAATTTCTTTTTCAGTAAAAGTCCTATTTCCTTTTTCATCTTGATTAATTGTAACTTCTGTATCTTTTATAGCCATTCCCGAAAGAACAAAATGAGTATTAGGAAATTTATCATGGGCATATTTCAAAATTGGAACCATCTTTTTAATATCTTCAAAATGACTTGTTAATCCGACCCAACCAATAACAACTTTTCCATTTTTAACCTCTTTTGGTAACTTCCATTGTGGTTGTTCCCAATCAAACATATTTCGTGATATTGAAACGTTTTGGTTGAAATTTCTAAATGTTTGCTGTAACTTTCTGCCTGTTGTAGTTATGTAATCAGATTCTTTTAAAGATCTAATTGCCATTTTATCTTTACCAGCACTTAACCACATATCTCTCATAGGATGCCTTAAAGGTAAATTGAATTCATTATCATCTACATCATGTAAGATTAATGCCCGTTTCTTTGTTTTAGGCCATACTTTATAAATATTATGCAACCAATCATGTAAATGGCCTGCTCTATGAACTATAATCAAATCAGCTAGTTCTAAATGTTTTGCATTCAAGCTATTGTCTGCATAAATCAAATTAAACTTTTCAGGATATTTTCTTGCTATTGCATACATCGGCTCTTCAATTCTAAAATATGAAGTTCCGGTTCTAGCTATTTGTGGACTATGTCTTCATCTCATTAGATGTCGGGTGCTTGTAAAGGATTATTGTTAAGATCACCTTTTAGTCTCTGAACCTTCTAAATTCCCTTATCTTAAATTTAGCTTGGCTGCAAGTTGGTAGTTAAAACTACTTTCTTGTCAATTCGCCCGAAGTTTATTGTAGAATTTCTTCTACAAGCCCCCTAGATTGTTGAGGGTGTACTAAAAACTATTGTTCTTCTTGAAAAATCAAATCGATCAGGATTCATAAAATATTTTCTCAACTTATCAGTATTTTCAGGTGTTTCATTATGTGATACTAAAATATCTGCTATCTCTTTCGGATAGTTATCATAAACTGACATTATTTAGTCCTTTATATGTTTGAATTATTTGTTGTTTGACTTTTTCTGGTTCATTATAAATATTATTTTCCCAAAATCTCAATAATTTAAAACCATTTCTTTGAGCCACTTTATTTTTTTCTAGATCTCTCAACTTATTAAATTGTTGAGTTTCATTTAATTTTTTATATATTTTTGGATTTCCATGCCAATAGTTACCATCACATTCAATTAAAACTTTTTGATCTATATCTCCAAAATCATAACAATAAGTTTGATTTGTTTGATAATCTTTTAAGAAAAATTGAAACTTAAACTTATTTCTAATTCCTAATTCTTGTAAATAACTCTTCATTAATTTTTCAGGTTTGGTATCATTAAATTTACTATAAGCTGCTCCACCTTTAGCTGCAGCTATTCTAATTTTAGCATTTAAAATTGGATCATTTATTCTTCTCCAAGAATCATTTTTTCTGCATACTTCAATTCTATTAGCCTTTCCTATCTCTTTATCTAAAATCCTTGTAATTGGATTCTTTGAGCAATTGAAATGGATTCCAATTTTGTAAATATTTAAATGATCTTCGATTAACATTTTTTTCATTAAACCTACTTCTTCATCTGCAAAATACTTTTTATTTTTAGGAGTTCTTCCTTTTATTCTCCAAGGGTTAGGAAATTCTTTTGTTTTAGTATAATGTCCTGTTATATAATCATGAAATCTATTTTGATAGAAATTTACTTTTTCATTACACCCACATTTGCAAAGTGGCCATACATTATTAAGTTCATATTTTAGAATATAATCATGGGCTTCTAAATTATGTTTTGTTTTTAAATGGACGCTTAATCCATTAAAACATGAATATTCTTTATCACAAATCTTACAAATTTTAAGTTTATCAAATAATCTATCAAGCATCTAAAATCCTTTTATTGCTCGTTAATACAAACTAATCCCTAATAAGTTTTTTAAGCACTGATTTTTTTATCTTCATAATTATTTCTCATGTTTTTCTAATGATTTATCATCTTTTGATGGTGAATTTGGAAGTTCGTATACGTTTATTACTTTATATAAACCCATATGCCCTGTAGTATAATTTGAAACCACATCTATTGTAGATGTTTTTTCTTTTTGAATATCTAATGTTTTTCCAGTAGCTTCTTTATACAATTTTTTCAATTGTTGAACTACATCATTTAAAGTATATCTTAAATCATCAAGAACTTGTGCTTGATCAAAGTGAGATGTAGTTAGAGCTGTAATTATAAGATCTGATCCAGAAAATTTATGAGTTACACCTGCTTTAGAAAATTTATCTAAAATGTTTTCTACAACGTCGATATCAGTCATAATTGAAGGTACATAGAAATTATCTCTTGGTTGACCATCATCTTCTTTTTTGGATTTAGAATAATCTGGTATGTCAGTTAAATCTTTTTGTTTAATTATTTTAATTTCTTCGTTCATAGATTTCTTATTTTTCTTAGTTTCTTCAAATCCTGAATCAGCATCTTTAAAGAAAACATAAATTCCTTCATCATGTTTTTTTATAATGGGTTGCGTATTTTTCTTTAAAGTGTGAATTAAATTTTGATATTTTACAGGCTTACCTGTTTTTAATTTTAAAGCAAATTCAGAAGCTTTTGAACTATCTTGAAATTTAACATAATCAAAATCAGTACTATCTCTAAGATCTTTTTCTTCTTTTTTAAGATTTTTCATGTCTTTCTTCCCATTTTTTAAGTATAAAATCGTTTTTTGAATCTTGAATGAATTCGAAACAAGTTGAACACATGCCGAATTTTTCAAAACAACACCAATCGCAATACATCATTTCTAAAATATTATCATGTACCTGCGAACACAAAACAAGGGAAGTAACTTGAGATTTGTCTACTTCCCTTAATTCGATACATTTATCACATTTTTTAACTTCTTGGTCT